CTGAGTCGCTTCCCTTAATTGTTTCTTGAGGGGCTTGACATCTGCATCGAGTATGATCTTATTTTCTTCAGCCATTGGTGTGGGTTTTTAAAGGTTAGGGGAATCGTTTTGATTCCCCATGTTTTATTCTGCTTCTTCCTTCGGGTTCTGCTCCTGCACTTGCTGTGCTAGGAATTGGATGAAGGACATCCCGTACTTGGTAGGCAACTCTTGTGCCCATGCTTCTAGCATTTTGATTTGGTCTTCTGTTAGGGTAATTTTCATTTGATTTGGTTTTTAAGTGAATTGATTTGTTCTTGTTGTTCTTGTATTGCTTTGACCAATGTGGCCACGATTGCGTTATAATTTAAGCCTATGAATTTGGCATCTTCTTCCCCATTTTCTACATAGGCCTGCGGAATAAATTCTTTGACTTCCTGAGCGATAAATCCAAGTTCTTTATTTCCTTCGGATTCATCATCTTTCATTCTGTACAAAGTAGGCTTTAAACCTAAAATTGCATCTAGTCCAATTGTAGATTCTTCAAAATCCTTCTTTTTATTAATATCAGATAAGGCAGTATACGCTCCTGATGATGGGTTAATACTTCCTACATCATTACCAAAATAATTAAATCTTAATTGATTTGATGCAGCGGAATAGGTGTTCATTAACCACCATCTACTTTGTGCATCATTCCAAAATTTATAACCTCCACCATATTGTGTTTCTACTCCTCCCGATTGAACTTGAACTACCCCCCCCGAAGTGATGCGCATTCGTTCGGATATCGCTCCAACAGTTCCCGTTCCAAAAGCTAAATCACCCGAACTTCCTCCTGTTCTTACATAATTAATAAAAGCACCTTGACTATTGGTTGCTGAATCATAATTCCTAAACCAATTTATACCGAAGTTATTTGCTCCATCATTGAATGTATTGTATAGCCTATAATTAGCTTGATTTGCCGTAGAAGATTTTATCTCCATCAAATCATTAGGACTATCCGTGCCTATGCCTACGTTGCCTGTGTCATATCTTACAGTTAATTTTGGGGATTCACTTCCTTGATAAGATATAAGTCTAAAATGGCCATCAACAGCAGCCTTCAGCATCCATCCACCCGCATCATTATTAGATTGAACTAAATATAATTGTGGCACATCTGTAGCAGGTACAATATTTAAACGCCTTAATAATGCCCCACTACTAGCCGTTCCAATGCCTACATTGCCTGTAACTCTCTTAAAGGTCATTAAAGGAGAATCTAAACCGCTGTTCACAGCATCAAGACGCAAATCACCATTGACGGCCGTATCAAGTTTAAAGGTAAATCCAAAAGTAGGATTGCCTTCATCTCTTATTGCAATTACAGGAGCATAACTAACACTTGAGGGGGCAAGAATATGTAGTTTTCCCGCAGTTGGTGAAACACCGATTCCCACGCTACTTGAAAAGGTAGCTGCGCCTGTGGAGGCTATGGATAATCTTACAGTTCCATTTGTTTGTATTTCTGCTGCTGTTGAATTACCGCTTCCAAAAATTGATGCATAAGGAGTTGAACCATTTACTAAAGTTCCTCCAACACTACTTTCAACACAAAATTGTGCTAATCCACCTGTATTTCTTAAATCAACACCAATTTGAAATGATGTTGTAGCATTTGTACTTTTTAATAATGTGCCTCCATTTCCAACTGTTGAAGTGATTAATCCGCTAAAACTAGCACTAGTCCCGTTCAAAGCACCTGTCAAAGTTCCACCTGCTAGGGGAAGGTATGCACTAAGGTTTGAAGTGGAGGCGATTGTTGCATCCGCATCAGGAAAAGTATAGGTTCGATATGCCGAATTATTGAAACTAAAAATGCATCCGTTATTTAAATTTTTTGTAAAATATAAATTATTTGAGTTGTTAAATCCTATATGATTAAATCCACTTTGACCTTGTGCCGTTCCTGTGAAGTTTCTTAAAATAGTAATATTTGAAGCACCTTCAGCAGCTATTCTTATAGACCCACTTCCTACATTCAATGTTCCCGATATAGTGCCACCTGTTAAGGGTAGGTATGCACTCAGGTCTGAAGTCAGGGACAAAGTGCCATCAGCATTAGGGAGGGTATAGGTTCTAGTAACAGAATCAGCAATACTATTCAAACTCAAAATAGCACCACGAAAAACACCTGCCCCTGTTGTCTGATAAAAATTAAATTGGTTAGTAGTTCCTGAACCTATAGTGCCGTATCCATTTACCAAAGGGAAAATAGTATTGCTTTCCAAATTTATTACCCCTGCATTTGACCCTGAACCATTTACATTTACTGCACTTGATGTAATGTTATAGACTCCTAAATCTACATTTGCTGCTGCACCTGTGTAAGGAACATAAGTAGAAGCAGCACTTCCTGTAGTTAGGTAGGTTGAATTGTCATAGCTTATAGTAGTACCGCTTATCTTGACAAATCCTGTTCCATTCAAAGCATTCTGCTTCCCGTTAAATGTAGTCCAATCAGCACTACTCAAAGCACCTCGATTTGAAGAACTTGCAGTAGGTAGGTTGAAGGTGTGGGTAGAAGTTGAACTTGAGATATTGAAGTCTGTTCCACTAGTCCCTGTAGCGAAGTTCTGCACCTGAGCAGTCAAGCCATTTAAAGCCGTCAAGCCTGTGGTGAATGTGGTAATGATTTGACAAAGGGTGTTGTTCTCCGTGTGGAGGGTTATAGTTCTTCCTGAGTGGGTTACATAGTACCTCAAAGCTAGCCTATCTGTAAGGGCTAGGGTAGTAGTAGGAACTGCCAAAGCAGAGAAGTAAGGAGTGGTGCTAGTACCAAATGCTATGAGTTCAGGAGTGCCTGAATTTGATGCTATCAAAGTAGCTGTTCCTCCTGAGTTTACTTTGTAAAGTTCAATATAAAAGCTAGGAGTACCTCCTGCTGAAGATGCCTGTAGATATGTTTCAAAATTCCAATTCCCTGCAGGGATTTCTAGCAAAGCAGGATCACCTGCATCAGTAATGAAGGAAGCTATATATCCATCAGCATTGATAGTGAAGTCTGTACCTGCACCTAGAATAGGTGTCTTATTCATTTCAAGATAAGCCACACCCCCGATAGTACCCTGAGATACTGATCCATTTAGGTAGTAGTTAACCGAAGAACCGCCACCACCTCCACCTTGAGGAAAGTCTGCTAGGCTACCATCTCCACGAATGTATTGGGATACTGTTCCTGCACCTACTACAGAGATATTCCCTGAAGTAGTTACGGGACTATTGGTGACAGTGAAAGCCGAAGGCATAGAAAGACCTACAGAAGTGACCCCTACATCTAGGTTGTCCTGCATCCAATCCTGTAAGGTGGAAACAGTTACTTTGTTCGTAGTGGTAGCACCGCTTGCTACTATAGGTAGAACATCATTGTTAGCAATGTTTATGCGCTCTACTAGTTGACTTATTCTCTTATCTGCCATATCGATTAAATATAAAATCTAGAAGTTCCGTTTTCTTGTAGCATATAGAAGTCATCTTCAAGAAGGATGTAGTCATAGTCTACAGGACTGATGTTTCTCAGGATCTTGAATAGGGATACATAGGAAAGCCCGTTCGCTATTGGGTTATATTTATCCACCTTCTCAAGTTGAAAGAAGTGAACCCCTACCTTCACAATAGTCCTAAAATCTAGGTTCATGATGTCCGTAGGTGTCAAGTAGAAATACCCCTCAAGAAGCCTACTATTCCTGTCACCTATCGAAGTGATCAGTCCTTCATAGTATTCCTTGTATAGGTTAACTCCTGGATATACACCAATCGAGAAATAGACCTCCCTAGGGTTAGCGAAAAGCACATCTGTATTCGGTGCTATAGGATCATCTAGGTGACCTGCATACGGGTAGGCTGTGTAGGTCACATCTACATTCCCTGCATATCTTATCTTCCAAGCAGGGCACGCTACCTGTGGCTTCCAATAGGCTATACGAGGCTTGAAGTTATCAGGTATTTTGACCCCATTTTCTACCTTGTATAGGTGAATCATGATCTGCCCTGCTACCTGCTCCCTCATTACAGGTGGACTGAAGACCACCTTCACAGTCTTTGTGTCTAGAATAAAGTCATTGTCTATGATGGTTCTAGATTCCCCATAGGCTTGATTGAACTTAGTCTTGTAGGAAGTACTCCAATAGTCGGCATCATCATCAAATGTAAGCCTATATTCCTTGGCTGAAAGTTCGGATAGTGGTGTGATTGAGATCTCTTTGCTTTGATCTAGCTTATCACTCCAATCTAGTGCCTGATCCTTGAAGGTTCTGTAGAATTCATTGTATGGGATTATCTCTAGGACATTTGTCCGAAGCCTGTCCTGTGTCACATACAAGTTGTACATAGAAATGATAGACTTCAAGAAGTCACGCTGCTTCAAGGATTTTGGAAGGGTGTATTCTATTTTCATAGTATCCCCCTGCTCAAGTTCTACTGCCACGGGTACTGTGTTGCCTATCTTGAAAGATCCTATAGGTGCTACTACTACCTCTGTCTGAAGTTGTGTATTCGTTCCTGATCCTGCAATCTCTCCCTTCAATCGGATCTCAAAATAGTCATCAAAAGCAAGGTCTATGCCTCCTGTGATTTCTACATCCCATAGATAAAATTGACCTACTGAAATGAAATTCACATTCCTAGAAGAAAACAAAATTTCAGATCCATTCTTCAATACTGAGATAGTCCACACATTCTCTGTGAATGCCTGCAAGGATTCGAAAGATAGCCTTAGATTCAAGGTCAAACCCGTGTTCAGGTTCTGTGTCTTATTCCATCTAAACCTAGTCCCTGAGTTTTGGATCGTGAACCCTGAAGCTAAGGTGCTACTGAAATTCAATAGCCTTGAGAAGGATGCATCTGTAGTGACTTCCTGCTGATAAAGTACAGGAGTCTGATGTAGAAGGGTGGTGCTTTCCTTGGTGATGGTCTTCTCTGCCGTGATCAAAAGTAGCTTTCTGAAATAGACTGAACTGAAGATCGGGGCAGTCACTTGGAAGTTAGCCTCAGCAAAGATCCTCTTTAGAATCTCACTTACAAATACAGCAGGTTTGAAATTGGTGATAGGAAAGGTGACATTGCCATCTGTTGAATAGCCATAGTCTACCAAGGGATAGACATAATTGGAAGCACCATCTACCCAATCTGTCCTACTCCAAGAAGCCTCTATATTGGTTCTATTCCAAACATGGTCATAGTCATCAAAATCAAGATCCGCTAGAGTCTTATCTCCTAGTTCGTGAAGAATGTCCCGAAGCCTTCCGAACATATTCACCTCATATACTATGTCCCCTGATTTGGAGTTGATCTTCATCATCCTTAGAACTCCATCAAAGATTTTGACATTATCAAGGAAGATCTGCGCCTGTGCCTGCTTTGCAGGGTTAAAGTTCTGTCCTATGTTTACATCACCGACTATGTAGTCATTGCTTACAGAGATGTCAAAGATATTCCCGAATAGCTGCTGATTCTTTGCCGTACTTGGTAGGGTTAATGTCTTTGAATAGGATGTATTTCTTCTCTCAATGTCGCTAACATCAGCCACAGAGAAGGTGAATTCTACATCTATATCACCTAGGGTATCAGCCTCAATTCCTTCTACAAATAGCCGTGCGCTCATATTACTTGTCGGGGGTTAGAAAGTTGAAGTTCCACATCTAGTTCAATATTGAAGACCTTATCAGAAGCAGTCTTCTTGACCTCATAGCTAGTAGGCATAGGCTTGACAGGAATCCATGAAGGGGTGATATAGTTATCATTCACCACATTCAAGAATACCAAAGGGGAAGAATGCAGTTCACGAAGTAGTTCCGCCTGGGAATCTGTTAGATAGTCTGAAATGATCTTCCAATTCTGTGTTTCATTTGTGTAGTAGATCGGATTGATATTTTTGACCACGATCCCATCAGCCTCATAGATATCCCCTGAATAGTTCCTTTCATATCCCTTCTTTTCAATCTGAAAACTAGTCTTATTCACTAGGTCAAAGTTGAAGAAATCAAAAGCCCCGTATTTGTTTAGGTAAGCTATGCGCATAGGATCATACTTTCCACAGGATTGGGTGAATAGGGTAGCAAATTTGTATCTTCTTGCAGATCCGTTATTCCAATTCACAAATAACTGAATTGATTCTACATTTGATCCGTAGGTCATGGGAGTGATCTTGAAATAGGTCACACTTGTAGTAGCTACTGCCGAAGGTGTGATATAGTAGGTTGCTGTAGTAGCGTTTGTGTAGGTGACTAGCAGTTCACAATTAGTCAAAAGCCCTGTATTGATAAAGGATATGATCTGTGAATCTGATTCCCTTACTTTGATGGTAGTCCAATCTGATAAAGGCTTGTATACAGTATTGCTAGATCCCCAATATTGTGCCTGATTTGCATACCAATTTTTTAATTCTAGCAGAGGCAAAGCACCTGCAAAAGCATACTTAGTAGAACTCACTACCTCACTAGCCAAAACTATCACGAACTCCCCACCTACTTCATAGTACTCATAGCACTTCAGGTAGAAGCCCTTGATCACATTGGTAGAACTAGATGAATTTGCAGTCTCATAGAATCCCTTGGAATAGGTGAAATCTACAGAGACATACTTAGAAACATCAAATTCTACAGGATCTCCTGCATCAGCAGGGCTATCATAGTAGGCAGTAGTTACCAATTCATTTGCTGCATTGTATACCTTAACCACATACTTGAATCCGATCTCTTCTGAGTTCGTGCTGCTTATGCTGTAGTTTATCCTGTTGAATGCAGGTAGGATATTTATGCTAGGTTGGGTGAGGGTGATCATTTGCTTATTTTTAAAATGAGTGAATCGCTTCCAATGGTTTGGATATCGACATTGAATTCAGGGGTAGCTTCATCAATTGATTTCTTAATGAATTGCCTTCCTTCAATACCATATTTTTTGATGTAGTAGGCTAGTCTTTTTGCACTAGTTGAGATCTGTGGAAGAACCTGTCTACCTTCCATGCTTTCATCTCCTGAGTTTATTCTTAGGTTACTTGCATCTATCTCCATGTTCTTTCTCTGCATCCATCCTTCCAATTGTTTCAAGGCTTCCAAAGGCATCCCATAGGTTTTGAATTGATAGTATCTACCTTCCTCATTCTTGTAGGTCTTTCGCTTGTTTTGAATACCCCTCACACCCTTATCTATGTAGTCGGCATAGTCTACCCCTACTTTGATTTCAAGCCTGTATCCTGTCCTTGTTTCGCTTACTCCAATGACTGAAAAAGAGGATGCTAATTTGCCCTGATCCGCAGGTGAGTATTTGGCTAGGTTATCTACTAGATTGATCCCTAGCTTCTCCATAGCGTTCTTGACATTTGCCACAAGTGTGCCCTCTACCTTAGCTATGTATTCACTAGGCTTGAGTTTCCTTCCTCCTATTACTAGGTCTGCTACTTGAGTTTCTGTTGCAACTGCCATTTTTTGTACTGCGCTTCTTTGTCTTTGTTATAATCCTTCAAATATGCTAGGGTATTCAGGTACTCGATCACCCTGAGATCATAGGCTGCATTTACTGTGATATTTTGGAAGTCTGCAACTTGCTTAGTGCTAAATACCCACCCCCACCTTGCCATAAATCCACTACCTTTTTCCCCATCTCCTGATTCTGCATTGAGAAGGTTATTGTATTGCTTATTAATTCGCTGAATAGTTGACAAAAAAAAAGCATACAGCTATATACTTCTATAAATTTTGCCCCTAGCAAATCATCAGCCACCACATCATGAGGAACTACCCCATAGCCTTGATACTTATCACCCTGCATAGGAAGAAAGAAGCAGGCAGCAATCTTATTGATCTGCATGATCTCCCCACTGAATGAAAGGATATCTATGTACTGCCCTGCCGTGATCTCGTGTAGTTCAAAGCAGAACTTGTATCTGTTATCTCCTACCTGCAAATAGTCCACAGGCTTGGTCTCAGGGATGTTGTCAAAGAAGGATAACTTCTCTGCGTACTCATGCAAGAGATCTCTGTATTTGAAATCATCATAGAATTCTTCATCCTTACCCTCCACGATTGCAAGCATTTTTTGCTGCTTCTCGATTATGTTCAGATTTGAGTTTGTCTCGATATCGTACAGGCTAATGAACTGCCCTACTGTAAGTTTATCCCACATAGCTAGAAATATATTTTTAAGGTTTGATGTATTTATCTGAAGGAGTACTTCCCTAGGTGGCTTGATGTGATCTTATTCACCACCGAATACCTAAGTGCGTCCAGCGCATGATTAAAATTGTCCACGGGGCGATTAGTTAGCAAACCATTTTTATCTTCAATGTATTTGTAGTTCCGTAGTTCCTTTATCAGGTTGTAGCTTCTTTCCGTTGCATATAGCTTGTATCTCCTGATGATGTCTATGCCTATGTTGATAGATCCTTTGATGGTAGGCTTCACATTCCACCCCATCCTGTATATTTCTTCAATGCTTTTAGGTTCGGCACTATCTGCGAATACTTCATTGCTCCTATCAAGCCCTAGTACCTTCATCTCATTTGCTATGTCCTGATTGGTCATGCCTGTTCTGTATAGCAATTCATCCACATACATGGAATCATCTAGGATGTAGGTTCTCACTAGGCTAGTAGGATCTGAACTATACCCGAAGTCTAGACCATAGCTTACTAGCTTTGCTTCCTTTGGTATTTCTTTGGTAGTACTGAAGGTATATACTAGGGATCTGCTCTGCCCCCTTTCACCAAGTCCATATACCCTCCAATAGTTTTCATCTATATCCTTGAGTCTTTCAATCTCTGCTTTGATCTCTGCCCCCAGGAAAGGGTTATCCTTGTAAGTAGTCTGATAGAATTCTACATCCTTTCTAGGTAGAACCTGATCGTAAATCCAATGAAATTCTTCCGAAGGATTGAAGTCAATGATCACCTTCTCATTGGTTCTGAATAGTAACTGCTGCCAATCTTCAAAGGTCAATTCATTGGCTTCATTAGCAAATAGCAGATCTCTCTTTCTACCCCTGATCTTCTGAGGCATATCAAGGGATATGAATTCTATGGTGTTGCCGTTTAGTCTGTATTCTGATGCTGTCTTTGAGTGATCATCTTCTGAGTAGATTTCATGATCCTTCAGGATGGTTAGGAAGTCACGCATGACAGTACCCCTCAAAGCAGGGTAGGTCTTCCTACAGATCGTGATGACTTTATTCGTGTTCTTTTCGCAATATGAAAAAATTATCCATAGAAGGATGTTATAGGTCTTCCCTGATCTAGTGCCACCTTGCTGAACTACTATCTTAGCTTTGCTAGTCTCAAGATGCCTGAATACTTTATTTGTTTTTATACTAGATACTGTCATCTAGAATAGTCACTTCAAAAAATTTCTTTCCATCTGCACCTGTGATCTCCTGCCTTTCGACATAGCCCCTAGACTTCCCTTGAGTTTTAAGAAAGAAGATGATAGCAGTAGTATCACCGCTATCAATCTTCTGATCTAGTTTCCCTTCTACGAAATCAAGTCTAGAATTCCTGCCTTCTACTACAGCCTGTTCTAGCCCATCCTGTTCAATCCAACTATATAGGGTAGGTCTTTCTATACCCAATGATTTTGAGGCTGCTGAGAGGTTGCCAAATGCCTTCACAATGGCTTGCTCTATCAAAGATCTCTCAGGCTTTTTCATAGTGTAAAATTTTGTAAAAGGTTTAGTCTAGTTTTTCGTTGGCTACTTGCAAAGGTTCTACAGGTGTGATCTCCTTTTCTTCTAGCTTGTTAGGAATTCCTGCATCATCTAGCAACTTCTTAAACAAGTAAGCTAGATCAAAGATTCCCTGCTCTTCATCTTCAAGGGTTACACTTATAACTTTGTTTTCACTATTGAAATTCAATTGAAATTTTGACATGATTGGTTTTTTTTAGAATGGTAGATCGTATTCTTCAGCCTGATAATTTCCAGGAGTAGTAGGCATCTTGTTAACCTGTGGGGTATTATTTTCTTCCTTTTTATAATCGTTTAAGGTAATGGCTACATCCTTCCCGTACTCATTCGGCTTATCGTAGATATTGATGTTGAGATTGACATACTTCTTCCCGTTGTAGGTGTATGCGTGTGCCTCTCCATCAGATATACAGATAGCAGCCGTGATCCATGAATCACTTCTTTTCTTCCCGTTTCCTAGTTTGGTTTTTGGTTTGTTGTCCATGTGTTATGTATTTGGTTTTCTTCTTCTCTTGATCGGCTTGTTTTCAATCACAGGTTCTTCTGTGTTGAAAGGCACTTCTACTACTTCCTCTTTAGGCTGTTCTCTGTACCATGTAGTATTCTCTTCATTTACATACCACCCATACAGGTAGTTGACTAGTTCAGCCCTACAGCTACTGCACCAATGTGAGAAGTTATGCTTCGCATTGACATAGGTAGTATATAGGTGAATCAAATCATTGTACACTTCCTTATCGTAGTTGCGAATGAAAGCGTGTTTTTTGTAGCACTCATAGAGTTCAAAGTGCTTCTTGAATAGTTCTAAATCTTCAGGTTTCATATTTTTTGTAGTTCGTTTTTAACTTCTTCCCAATATTCATATTCTTTTGTTCCGTACTTAGACAATACATTCAAGATTTCATCTACTGCTATTATTGCACATCTATTTGCAGCGTGTAAATCTCTTACATCATTGTACCCATGTATGCATTCACTCATTTTAAATTTGATCAGCAATTGATCTGCCTTTGACCTTGCTGTCATAGTTGAAATTTATTAGTGAAATGATCCTCCACATACAGATAGATGAAGGGTACTGCGCTACTTATAAATATCGCTTCTAGCAAATCCGTTTTTAAGATTAGAAAAAATAGGCTGATCCAAAAGGACATACAGAATGAACAGCTAAAAGGCTTGACCAAATTCCTACCTGTGACTTTCTTAAAAATTTTAGGAAAGTTCAGGATGTAGAAGTAGATCAGAGTTATCCCTATTGCTCCTAGTACACTAATTGCTGCTTGATACATTTTCTTATGTTTTTAATTGTGATGAAAATTGAGGTGTGTGGGATGCCTGTCTGCTTTGATACCTTCCTAACTGAACCAAGTTCTACATACATCTTGAGAATCTCCTGATCATACCAATACAGGGTTTCAATGATCTTAGATATTGAGTCTGCTACCGCTTGACTATTGTCTATTTCTTCTTCTTCCTTGATGAACTTGACTATATCCTCCACAGGCACTAGGGCTGCATACATCCTGCCAAACTTCCCGTACTTTGAATTAGTTTGATTGCAGCAGATCCGCACTATCCAAAACTTGAAAACCTGCTTTCCTTTGGCTTCTAGTTCCCTGAGTTTTGTGGCATCATATTCTAGGACTATGACTGCTACTTCCTGCCTCAGATCTTCCCATAGATCCTTACCTATATTCTGAAATACATATTTGAATTCATTGTCATATAGCCATCCGATCGCTTTCATTTTAGGCTTATTACTTCGCCCGTAGGAAGCCCTGCAAAATCACACAGCCATCCGTTCCACTCGAATCTTACTTCCTTCTCTCTGCCATTATATGAGGCTGCTAGAAGTCTTATCTGCCTCTGCACTATCTCAATACTTTGAAAGCTACCTTTTCCCTTATTCATCCATGCAGACCATTCACCGCTTGAAAGCCTATAGCGGATTTCAAGCGAATAATCTAGTGTTGATTTGGGTAGCATTCTAGGCATTTTCTATTTTCTATTTGTGGCATTTATGCCGTAATAAGAAGGCTACCTGCTAACAACTCACACCCCAATTGCAGGCAGGTGGGGTCACTTAGCCTAGTAGTCATGACAGGATTCAAACCTGCACGCACAAATATAGGGTATCTCATTGTGCCATCACTTTTACAAGCAGTTCCGATGTGTGTCTACATTCCACCACATGACTATATTTTTTCTCTGATTACTACTTCCAATCCTATAGCCTCACAGATCATTCTAAGATTGAACAGGCTTATGCTTTCCCATCCATTCTCTACCTGATTGATAGGGGCATGGCTTAGTCCTAGCTTCTTGCATAGTTCTAGCTGTGTGTATCCGCTTTTCTTTCTTGATCTTCTTATCAGTAGTCCTTCTTCTACGCTCATTTTGGTTTGTTATTTATTCAAATATACTATTAAAATGAATATCCAATTTTAAAGGGTGAATTTTGTCTAAAAAGGTAGCATCTTAAAAATTCCCATGCTGATAAATTCATCCCCCTTCTTGACTATGCACTTCCTCACATTCAATTCAAAAACCATTTTGTCATTGAATCCGAATTTTTTCTGTGCCAAATCTAGGGTAGCTTTTATGGGATTATCTATGTCCGCTGATTTTGTTGAAAAACCAAAGAATAGTTCTACCCTTAGCATCTGATCAGGATCTATTTTTCCTTTTGGCATTTTCAAAAGCATAGATCTTTCAAATTCTATGTAGGCCTTGGTTCGGAATCTTCTACCCCTGTAGGCTTCATTTACTGAAAGAGGCTTCTGCTTTATATTGAATTGTATCATTTGCAAGCCTTATAGATAAAGTCCATTCCTATGGTAACCGCCATTACAATAAACATGAACCAAATCCCACAATCAAAGTCAAAGTGAATCAAAGCAAAGACACAGAGTAGGGTAGTTTGAATACTGAATAGATCCTGCTTTTTAGGTGTTAGGTTTTCAATTAGCTTTTTCATTTTTTTACATTTTTTAAATATTGACCCCATTGACTAGCCATAGCTTCCGCAATCCCAGGGAATGTCTTTGATCTGATCTTTGCCCTATCTTCTGATGGTGGTAAGTTATACCATTTAGGAAGTACCTTCCCTGATTTGGTAGTGTGAAATTCACCCATGTTCAGAGTCTCACCAAATAATGGGGCATCACCCAAATTAGTAGCTTTCAATTTAGGTAGATTTTTAAGCCATAGACAGGTAGGCTTTCTTGCAGGATCTCCAAAGTCAAAAGGATTGATTATCTGATCAGGCTTTCTGTAGTAAGTTGACATCACCCCTATAGGGTTTTCAATTGCAATGTGTTCAATAGGTGCATTTGCCAAAGCAAGGAAAAAATCTATACTCCTCTGCTGCCTCCCATCCTTTCTCTTTTGTTCAAAATGCTTAGCACCCGACATAGATAGATCTGTACATGGAGGGAAAGCTATCACAGCATCCCATTCAAATACTTTGGCATATAGTTCACCATCAAATTCTTTGTAGTCAAAATCCATAGTAGGCCCAGGATGAAAACATTCTCCATATTCTTTGAAGCATTCAGGGCAGATAGGACATTCATAGTCTTCATCCCAATCTTCAAAAACACAGTCATGTGCATTAATCACTTTGATGTATCCATCTATCACTTTGGTGACATCATCTTTTATGTGCCATTCAGGATGACCACCTGATTCATCAATGATGTCACAGGAATATGCTTCTATTCCCATCTTTCTAAATTCTAAAGTCACAGATTGACTTTCTTCACAGGCTATTAAAATTTTCATTTAAAATGGTGTTTTAGTTTCTTCTTGATCAGGGAATTGAAAGTCATCATCAGGTAATGGGTATTGAAATTTTGGAAGATCAGAAATCTTTTTTTTGCCTACTGCTGCATTCTCAAAGTAGTCAAATCCATCCTTCCCCATGTATCTATTCTTCTTTCTGTTGAAGTCTATTGTGATCTCAAAGGGAATACCTACTAGCTTCTGCTTCTTGATCTTATCCGTTTTGATTATGACTGTGGTATCATTTGGATCTGTTGCCCTGTTAGGTCTCCATACTGAGATAGAATTGTCTGTGCTATCCGCAAAAGTACCACCACCTTTGATTTGGTACAGGGAAGGTGGAGGGTAGTTTCCATCCTTTTCCTTCCTAGGTGTAGTTTGGTGCATCACTAGGTGGTAGGATACATTGTTTTTTCTAGTGAAGTTGATCCTGTCCATCATGAACCTAGATGCATACAGGTGTTCAGGTTCTCCTGCTGTCATCTCATGTCTTATCTTGATGTAGGGATCTACTACCACAGCCTTGACATCCTTCTCCCACACTAGGAATTCAAATACAGATTCAATCTGATCTATGGTGAAATCAGGCACACCATTCTTCTCAGGGTAGACAAAGAAAAAGGAGTCCTTTACCATGTCAAAAGCCTTCAAGTATTCCTGCTCACTCACATCAAAATTTTTGTAATACCTATCTGTGCTTTTCCCCAGGATAGTGTGAATTATGTCATCAAAGAATTCATCAGGTGGGTAGTTCTCAGGGCTAAAGAATGCGAACTTCCACCCTTCATTTATTGCCTTCAATACACATAGAAAGATCAAGAACTGTGACTTCCCTTCATTGTTGTATCCTGTCCACAGATTGAATTCTCCTGCCTTCCATGACCACATCTTGTTTTGTATCCCTCCACTACTGATTTGATCTAGGTCTCTAACATAGGTCTTAGATCCTGCCTCCTTACCCTTCCTGAAGTTCTGTAGCATTGAGTCTCTCTGCCCTGCAAAAGTTTTGATTGATGCCTCACAGAATTCTAGGTCAAAGATCTTTTCTGATTTCTTTTTCATGTAGGGAAGTGTTTATCTATATTCTCTTTCATATCCTGATAGCTTCCTGATCTAGTAGCTACATCTTTGAACCATTGCTTCTCAAACTTATTCCTCACCCGTATTTCATCTTGAAGCATCAAGGTAGTTCCTTTCACTTCATAATCCATGATATTGATTAAATTAATATACTTTTTTTGTAAGGAGTAGAGTCTCTTGAGATTCACTTCCATCAATGCCCAATTCTTAGTTTGTTGTGCCTGTACTATCATGCCCCAAATATCCCTATTCAGGTCATTCATTTTCTGTAGATCTTCCGCTTTCATCTTACCACCAATTATCTTCTATAGTTGACTTCGGGTACTTAGGTGACTGTACTTCTGTACTTCCGCTGTATCCTATACTTGCATTATTCTTCAGGTACAGATTAAAGGAGTTCTGTGCTTTGCCTATAGTCATGGCTTCTCCTTCCTTTAGGATCTTCCAATTCTTGAAGGCTTCCTTTATCTTCTTTTCATCCAGGTTATAGATCTCCTGCATCCTACTGAAGAATGGTCTATGCATTGGCTTTTCCTTTGTCATCTCTACCTCTACTTCATCCAAAGAAATCAAAGTCTCTTTATTTATATCATTTACATTACCATTAACATTTACATTAACAGCTAGATTTGCTACATCATTTGTAGCATTGCTAGGTTTTGCTAGACTTTGCTTAGCATTGCTAGACTTTGCTAGACCTCCCTTTTTTCCTGCCTCTGCCCTTTGCTCTTTCTTTTCATCCCACATCTTCAAATCTCTTTTCAATTGAGTCTTGATAGGAAGGAATGCTACCTTTAATAGCTTATCCTCTGTGATGGGATCTTCATCATTGACATAAGCGAAAATATGCTTGATCAACTTACCTGCATCTTCATCTGAAAGTTCATCAAAAACTTCCCTCTGATCTGTGTACAAAACGAATGATTTTTTACCCTGCATTTTTGAAAATAAAAAAGCCCAACAGGTGGTAGACTGTCGGGCTAGGTTGAAATAAACCTTTTGGAATCATGCTTGCTACCACACAGGAATGATTCTTGAATACACGAATATAATACTTTTTTTCAATTATCCTACTAGAGAGCGTTTTTTTAATTGATTAAAAATGCACATATAACTCACCCCCATTTCCATAGCTATCACCTTTGTAGGCACTCGATCCTGCCATTTTTCAAAGATGACTATCTTCTCGTATTCGGTTAGGTTTCTCCTTCTCATTTGTTCAGGTAGTATTTTGCTATGCGTTTATCATTTACATTCACCATGTCGGTGATGATATCTAGACCTTCTTCCCGAAGGTTAGATATCCTTGCTGATAGCCTGAAGCAGCCGAACATATTCAAGGCATCTAGTTGAGTGATTGAGTAGCCATTCAATAGCCACCCCTTGATCAATGCAGTCTGTGAGTCTGTGGATTTCATAGGCTTGAAATAAATTTCTTGCACTCATTTAGATTGATATTGAATTCTTCCTCTGTGATCTCCTTGTAGTTCTCAGCCTTGACCATATACTGAACATAGCGGATATTCTCCACCCGTATAGATGGGAATAACTCTAGGCTGAAAATAGTATCCTTTCGGTTAGGGTAGTAGGTTACAGCTAGGCAGGTCTTTTCATCTAGCAGTTTGTAGAAAGACCAATCATGAATAGTGAAGTATTTAGAGAGTGTGAACTCACCTTCTACTTCTACGGATTTTAGGATCTTGATTTTTAGATTCTCCATTTTGGATTTTGGTTTTTGTGTTTACAATAATTTAAGACCTAGCATATATCCCAGGGCAAAGATGGGAGATAGTGCAAGGATAGTATAGATAATTTTGCCCGTGATCTGAAGTGCCTTTTTCATGATCTTATTTAGTTAGATTATTTCTTTGCTGAAGAATCATCTGAATGTCAAACCAATCTTCTTGATATTCACTTCTCTTGATTGAATCAAGATGTCTTCTAAATTGATCAATAATCAATTGTTCATTCACAAAGTCATATCTTTTCTGAAGATGCTTTGTCTCTACTGTTGAAAGTGCTTCCTGATTTTTAGTTATTAGATTTTCCATTTTTTTAGGGGTTGATGTTATTTGATAGACAAATCTAAACAATAGTTTAGAATATGCAATACCCTTCAAGAAAATTTTTGAATTAATTTTTTATCAGTAGCCTCCTTCACTAGATCCGCTACTAGTTTGAACTTCACATTTAGATCTTCCGCTATCTCTTTCTTAGTGTATCCCCAACAGGATAGCGTGATCACCCTGTTCACTAGTTCCCTTGGCATCTCATTCACTAGATTAGATCTAGGATTATTTGAAGACACCCCTAGGATCACATACAGGATGTAGTTCACGGATGTCAATCTCACACCCATGATCTCAGCTATCTGATGCTTGGTATGTCCTTGGGTGTATAGTTCCCGTACCAATGGGACTAGTGCTTCATGCTTGCAAGTTGCCATAGTCTCTCAAAGGTTTCATTGAATGGTAGCTTTTCAGTTTGACAGGTAGACTTCACCCCCTTGGGGGCTAGATCTCCAGGTCGCTTGATGAATTTTCCTAGGTATAGATAGCTGTTCATTTTATCTGAAGGTTGAAGTTCTCAATAATTCTAGCACCGAATACATTCTCACCTTTTTTGATAGCTTCTTTAATTGCCATCTTATCAGCAGTCACTACATTCTTCACATTCTGAAATGAAGAAGGCAGGGCTTCTACTACATCTACCTCCACCGCTTCGGATCTTCTTAGTGAGATCTTGAATATGGGTGATTCTATCTTCTCTATTCCGCTTACTAGCATGGCTTTCTTGAGGCTTTCTGTTAACCATGTGACCTTCTTATCTCTGCTCTCCTTCATTGCCTTGAGTCGCTTGATTTCGGCATCTATTTGATCAGCCTCACTTTGGTAGTTGGCTATGACCTTTGCATAGTTTATGCCCTTGCTCTGTAGCTGCTCCTGATTGATCAGCAGTTCTGCTTCTAGTTCAGGTGTGAGTTCTTCGGTTTCAAGAAGCACAGCTAGATACTGCGCTTCCTGAGTGATTTGATATAGGTTCATAGTTCGCTCCAAGTTGGTTTTAATACCTTGTATCCTTTTGCCTTCAAGATGTTGATCATCTCTTCATCTGATAGTTCAGCCTTGACAGGAGCAGGTTCTACTGCCTCCACCTTCAAAGGGATTTCAATCTGTACTTCTTTCTTTTTCCATAGGAATTTGTTGATCCTTTCGCTATTGTTTAACAGGAATGAGAGATGAAAGTCACTCTTGATCTCTTCCTTCCTGATCCCTGTCTTCCGTAGCTTGGAAAGGAATTTGTGAGATGAGAACACGGAAGGCATTGAAGTGATAGCCTTGCTGTAGAATTCGGATGCATTTAAATTGTTTTTCATTTTGATTTTTGGTTTTTGGTTTTAGATAAGTCCTTCAATAATTTCTTTTTGATCACTTGTTAATGTGTATTTCTTTAGTGCCTCCTTGGCTGTCTTCTGCTGATCAGGTGTGCCATTCAAGTACTGAACTATGCCTGAGAACTGCGCTTCTGTAGGTGCTACCTTAACAGGTGCAGGTGCTTGTCTCAAAGGCTTCATAGCTGCCTCTGCATCATCATCTGAGATAGCTAGGTTCAATACTGAAGTCAAGCCATATCTTCTAGCATAACTCAAAGCAGACCCCTGTGCCTGGGGATCATTCTGCCGTACTACCTGAAGTGTGTAGGTAGCTGATAAATACTCCCCACTATCAGCATGAATGAGCATAGTGGTGAGACCATCTCCATCAGGGAACTGTGATATCACAAGCCCTGCCTTCTCCATAGGTTCAGAGATCTCTGTGATGATGTGCGGAAGGCTTGCGTAGTTTGACTTGAAGAAGGGATTCTTTGCATCCTTGCTGATGCGCCCTACCATAGCGTGAAACTTGGCTAGTCCTTGGGTAAGGTTTTGAATACTAGGTGATCTTTCCATTTGGTTTGTTTATTTGGTTAATAGTTTCTTTCAATTTCGATTTCTAGTTCCATCATCATGGATCTAGTAGGTACTACCTCAAAGCCGTGTTCATAGGATGATAGGCTTCTAGTGTAGTCTATGGTGATCTCCATCTCACCATAGGCAGGGGTGAATTCGGTTTCATCTTCACCTGTGTGTTCGATGGTGTAGTCTCCTATCCAAAGGTAGTCTTGACCTTCGTAGGTGAATGTGATCTCTTGATCGTAGAAGTTTTCTGAATCGTAGTTCATTTTTTTTAGGGTTTAAAGTGTGCCCCCTTTCGGGGGCTTTGATTATATTCTTCCTGTGATTTCAATAGCGTTTCCGTAATTGTATCTATGGCTACTTTTAGTTCCTGTTTTTAAGAAATTCAAGTGCCTTTCATAAAAGGTCTTTACTCCATCCCTATCACAAACATCTAATATTCTAAGAACAAAAGTTTTATCCTTTACTTCTACAACTACCCCTTCGACAATCATTCCTCCTCTTTCTTCAAAAGTTACTATGTGACCTACTTCTACATTTTCAAATTTTCTTGCTTTCATGGTGTTTTTGGTTTTATGTGCTTGTTTGATGAATCAAATATCGCAGGAATAAATTAGAATAAAAAATATTTGTGAAATTATTTTCGACAAAAAGTGAGATTTTTTTCAAGCCTATCTTTTTATCCCTATAACTTGCAAATAAAAACATGGAAGAATCAGAGATCTTGAATCCTTTTGGATATGGCAAAGCCTCAAAGGTTATGGATGAGAACCGCAAGCCTACGGAATGGTGGGCAGACTATGTGCAGTTTAATGAAGTAGTAGCAGAAAATGAATTCTATGTCCTATTTGAGGATGGCTTCCTGATCAAGAAGGGAAAGTCAAAGTTCCAAAGCAGTCAATACTTGAAAGGGGATAGGTTCAGATCCTTCAAAGAGTTCCATGAATCGGCAGGCTAAATCCTTCTTGATAGTAGTAGGCTTATCTCTTATCTTTGCCTTGATCATTATAGCCATTTTTGAATACCTTATCACATGAATGATTTTTCACATTTAGTATCTGCCTATCTCCTAGAAATCCGTGAACTCCTGATCAACAAAAATATCAAGTACGGGAACTCAGCCCTTGAACCCCTAGGTGTGTTCTCTCAGATGTCCGCAAAAGAAGGACTACTCATTCGGATAGATGACAAACTCAAGCGGATCAAAAACGGAAGCCTAGAGAATGATGATGAAGATGTCATCAATGATCTGATAGGCTACCTAGTCCTGCTGAAGATTCAGGATAAAGTTAAGTAGAGTTTACAAAAAGGGGGTAGAATGTAAGATATCCTACACATTTAACAGAAAAAATAAACTAATGAATGAATAATCATGCCTGATATCACCATGTGCCTAGGGACAGATTGTCCCTACAAAGAAGGATGCTATAGGTTTACCGCTAAACCTAGTGACTATCAGTCCTACTTCATGAGTCCACCCTTCAAAGATGGAAAGTGTGAGATGTATTGGGGGGATCTTCAATCTGATATATGGAATCAATTGAAGGATATAGTCAAAAAAAAGGAATAGAACTGTAGACAACTTGTCTACACTTGGTAAAAATTCATGCAGTTATTCGGAAAAAATCCGAATTAGTCAAGATCACTTTCCTGATCTAAGTGAAGTAGTTCATCTCTGATCTCCTGGTAGCTACCCCTGATCAAGCAGGAAGATTTGTCATAGAAGTACATGACTTGAATATCATTCACCAATTCCTGCACATAGGCAATGTCCTCTATTCGAACCATTCGCCTCACAAATTCATGCTTGACTTCTAGCCCTAGTTCCTGCCAATCCATAGTACTACCTGCTAGCATGACATCGATCTCAATCCACATACTAGAATAGCTTTTTAGATATTCCCAAAGTGTGAACTTTTGTCACAGGTTGGTAGCTGTATTCAAACAGATATTTGTTATCCAAGTAGGAAACTTTTGCCAAAGGATCAAGAAGGGAATTCACCCCTGCACCTAGGTAGATCCCCTTGGGTTTCTGCACTATTGTTTTGGTTTCCGTGTTGGTGATCGTGTTGGTCACCACAGGAATCTTATAATCATTCGTAGCAGTCATTTTTAGGACTTCTCCAAGGACTTCACCACTCACATGGGTACTTCCATACTCCGAAGGAATGGATGTCTTAAACAGGCTTATTTTAGGCTTATAATCTAAAAGGATTGTATCCCTAAGAATCTGTGATTTTATCCTCATTTTCGGCACATAAACTGTGTCCACTACATGAGAGTAAATTGTATCCGTTTCTACCTTCGTTTCAAACTTGTAGACAGTCTCCTGTTCAGGTCTAGGGAATACTATAAAAGCTAAAATCACTCCTGCAATAAAAGCTAAAATAGCAATTCTTATTTTTTGGTTATCTGTTGAAAATTCCATCACTGCTCTATGAATAAATTGTCCTGCTCAAGTATTTTTCTTAATTCCTTCCTGCAATATTCATAAGCCTTGTAGGTGTCATCAGATAATTCTTTGTACTTCATTTCTGATCTAAGCAATTGATCAAAGTCCCATATAGCACTTTTATAGTTGTGTCCATTTATGGCTGCTTGAAAATCTGTATTATCTTCAGGCAAATCAAATTCTAGTACTGCTTTCATAGTGGGAATTTATTTGAGTCGATTAACAAATCATAATTCTCAGATCCATCCTTCACAAGTCTTCTGCCGTGCAAAGTTAGAATTCTACCTCCTACAGGTTTAACAGGTGCACCTCTTTCAATGTGCCATCCTTGAGATCCATCTCCGTATTCTTCTTTGTATGTTCCTGTGATAGCTAGGTGGATCTGCTTCTGCTGTAATTCATACACCCTCTTACCTTGGTTATATTGAAGGGTGTCCCTTACATCGTTTCTACTTGAGTTCTCATGGATGTGACCCATCACAAAGATGTCCATATTCTCATAGGTCTCTAAAGCCCTAGTCAAGTTGATTGCCCCTCGTGTAACAATTCCACCGCCTGCACTCCCATGAAAATATTTCATAGTCTTGCTCATTGAAGTACTATTTCTTAATTCATATTTCAGAACCATCCAGCCCCCGTATCCTCCTGTGAATACATTGCTTTTATTTTTGTAGTTGAATAGATCTACAAATCTTTGAAGGATGTCTGTCTCTGAGTACTTGATGATAGATGTCTCATGATTGCCGTACCCGATCACAGTCAATAGGTGAGCATAAGGTGACCACCATTCTATAGCCGTTTCCACTACACTATCTAAATACTTTGCATTATTGTGTTCAGGTCTGATGTCTGATTTGTTGCTTCTCCGATCCATGCGCCCCTGCATACAGCAGAAGAAATCCCCATTGATGAAGATAGGTATCTGATTATCAAGGCAGTAGTCAAGATGTCGCTTGAGCATATCCCTATCACATTTAGGATTATCCCAATGAATGTCAGACAAAAGGGCTACTCTGTTTTCCTCTTTGCTTAGTGAAAGAGAATGCACATTCCGTGCAATTTTGGTAAGTTCCATTAAATAGGTAGATAGGTTGTTTTTCCTCCCGACCTAACAGCCTTGAGTTTCTGCTTTCTGTTTCCTGATTTTACGAATGAGACATGAACCCAATCAGGGTTGAAGTCTGTTCCAAACTCCCAAATCAATTGATCAAAGTCTAGCTTATTTTTTATGAAATCAAATACCATTCTATTGGTCACTTCACCATTCCCTCCATCCATATCTATATCAATGGCTTGACCTTTGCAATGTTGAGATGATGCGCTACCTTTTATAAAAGCATTCAAAGCCTTTGATCTGTATCCGCTTGAAATAAAAATAGGAACTCCGAAGTGTTCCCGAATAGGTTCGAATACTTTATCTGCAAGTAGCTTGAAGTTCTCAAGATGCTCTGCCGTTGGTGTGTTATCTATTCCGTGTCTTTTGGCTGTGTCACTTCTAGTGATCTCAGCTAAATTAAGATGTGGACTGATCTTCATTTTTATTGTTATTTGGTTTTTTGAATATTTTTTCAGCAGCCGTGATCCCCAAAGCAGCAGCAGACAGGGCAGCTACCGAATATACTAATGGTTCGTTTTGGTTTAAAAATAAAGCACAGCATAGAGTGATTCCACTCAATACACCTACTAGTCTTTTACTAGATGCTTCTCCCCCTTCAGACAGGAATCCTTTTGCCCATGTGAAGAAGTTTTTCATCTCCCTTGTCCCCTGTATTTTTTAGGCTTGTTTAAACTTTTGGAATAGGCTTTCTTTGCCTTCCCGTTTCTCCTTTTTCCAAAGGTCACCTTGACCTGCGCACTACTTCCCTTCTTCATCTTTCTTTGCGTCAAATTTACCTTTCTCGTTTTTGATTTTGTAGATCAAATAGATGATTGATAAGATCGAGATGATCCATGTGAAAAACATATTCACAAAGCTAAGCCCAATAACCTGGGATACATTTGCAAAGATGGCTACCAATGTAGAAGGTACTCCTAGTTCATCACTTTTCAAGATATTCATTTTAGGCTATAGTTGGGATCACACAAAGGTTCAAAGGCATAGGAGCAGTAACCTGTATAGCAATAGATACTCCTGCTGTAAAATCATCAAAGCGTTCCTGAAAGAATTCGATAGCAGCATTTGGTGTAGTATTAAAGGTGTAAGAATTATCTAGTTTTAATTTTGCTAGTACATCCAAAGCCACAAGTAGCTGATCACTTTGAATCTGTAGTCTGTTGCTTTTATCTTCAGTCAATAGATCCGCAAAGAGAAGCACTAGATCATAGCGGAGGGTAGTGCCGTTATACACGGAAGGTCTCACCACAGTCCAAAGGACAGGGTATTCAATCTCTCCACCATTATCTACATAATCGTAGATATCACCCTCTCCGAATGTTCGGATCATTGGGTGTGCTTCTTGGATTGCCTTTAACTTTTTGACTAGGTCTACTAATGTCATCTTGCTTGGATAGAAATTCTTTTAGCTTCTTTTCGTTTTTGCTGTAAGCCATTTTTTAGAATGGTTTTTTGTATCTGTTCCCTTGGTATCTTTCGCTGTATGGTCGGTGATCTTCATAGTCTCCCCTGCCTAGATTGATAGCCACCTTGTACTGATTAGATACAGGCTGAATAGTAGTTACATCAGATCCTGGGTTCAAGTACTCAGGGTACAGGGTAGAGTTCGCACAGAGATAATTGATAGCCCGTTCAGCATACCACTCAGCATATCCCTTGTAGTATTGGCTGATGCTCTGCAATTCTGCAAAGGTAGGTTCTGTGATGTTCTCAGACTTCCGCTTCACCACTCCCTTATTTACAAATTTATACTGCATAGCCATAGGCAATTCACCTAGGACATAGTTGAATAGGGTATCTGTTAGATAGCTATCTAGGAAGGTCTTATATACTGCATTCCCTCCTGATCCTATAGTACCTGCTGAAATGAGGGTGAGGATCTTATCATATAGAGCAGTACCACAGATAGGATGGATGTACCTGTCCTGTGTCATCTTGATCACCTGAGTGACATTCTTCAGGTCAATATTTGCGGAGGCTACAGTGAAATCCTTGAAGGACTGCTCACTGATCATTAATACATTTGCGCTCATCGTGATGTCTTTTCTACTACTACATTTCTTTTCCACTCATGTCGGCAGAATGGAGTTCTTTTGCCTGTGTTAGGGTTGGTGTACCATCCTCCACACAATTGAAAAACACTATAGCCTAGCTGATTGGATAGGTTTTGAATTTCTTCCCGTGTGAAGAATAAATCTTTTTTTATTAATTCTGAACACAAAGGTCTTGATGAAGATCCTGGAAGTAAGTCGGGAGCATCTTTTCTTTTCTCATAAGAATAAAGCACTTTGAAGGAAGTCACAGGTTGAAGTCTCTTGATAGCTGCTACCCCTGATCGAGTCACGGATCTAGTGATCAAGCCTTCACGGGTGATCTTTTCAACTAGCACCTGATCATCAATCAAAGTATTGATTCTTGAGATCACAGATGCTTCATCTATGCCTACTACCTTAGCTATCTGTGGGATTGTTATATTCTCATTCCTTTGGATCTGAGTGATGATCTTCTTCTGTACTTCATTGAGCATATACTCAGCAAATAGATCCTGCTTGACAAAATCATCCATGCTAGAGAAGTGTGTCTTTGAACTTTCAATCACTTTGAATTTATCCTTTGCAATACCTTTGCCTTCAAACTTTGATAGGATATTTGCATCATGTTCTGAGATGCTGCATTCAAGGTGGAGGTGATCAGAGAATCCTTGATTAGGATCTGTGATGACTTCTGTAGGGGTGACTATTTCAGTCCGTACAGGTAGACCTATCAAGCTACGCAGTTCATTCACATCCATAGACTCCACTACCTTGGTAGCAATCAATGGGGATAGGCTATTCAATGAGTTGATGATGTCCTGCGCTCCTGCTGTTTCCTTCTTCTCAATTGGTGCAAGTCCTAGCTTCTCTCTGATCTCATCCTGAGTCATGTTAGTGCTGATGATCTGCTCTGTGAATTGAAAGGAGATAGGTTCAGTCTTCTTGATTTCAAGTTCAGCTATAATGTCATTGAACTTCAAAAGGTAGTTCACTACTTCCTCTAGGGCTTGCTGCTTTGAATTCACATAGGTGTTCTGAAATAACTCAGAAGCCTCTCTCATTTCAGATCTACCCCCTAGCTGCCCTTCAGTCTTAACACCGAAAAGCATAGGACTAGTCACCTTATGACCTGTGAAGATCTCCTGCTGTACTGTCTTATTTAGTAGGTCAAAGTGCTTATCTAATTCAGTCCCTGATAGGTCAATGATGGAAGGTTCATTCTCTTTGCTGTCATTGAATGCCAACATGAATTTTCCTGCATTCTTAGATCCTGAGAACTTGTCTTTGAATTGTCTTTCAATTCTATCTTCTTCTTCCTGGGATACCTTCCCTCCGTTCAAGTTGATCAACTTGCTTGAGAACATCCCGTTATTTATGGTGTTCAAATGGTACTCACCTATAGAGATATCTAGTTCAATGTAAGAGATAGCCCCTCTGTAGTCAGGCAAAGAATAGGTATTCGCTCCTGCTCTGTATTCCTTGAAGTATAGGATCTGTGTGCCTGTGGTATTGTTAGGATCAAATGCAGGGTAGGTATCAAAATCAGGTCTAGGGTTGACATTGTCATTCTTGATCCAATTGTCAGACACATAGAATTCACTATTGTCTGCATTTGTTCTCACCTTGTAGTAGTCTACATGATAGAGTTCTGCTATCTCACCCGTGCCCTTTGTCCATATCACCTGAAGGTAGTAGCCTCCAAAGATGGATAGATCAGTCACTAGCTTCTTTGTCAATTCGTTTAGGCTTTCCTGCTTGGTGTTGATCCGATCAATCAAGCCGAATGCCTTCGCCTTCTGCATTTCATCTTCAGCCTTGACAGTCCACCCATTGCCACAGATGTAGTCTACCTTGCCCGTGATGATAGCGTTATTCTTTGCGCTATTGTTATAGATCCGAAGTAGGTAGTTCGGGTAGTCATTCTTTTCCCCGTAGTAGATGTAGTCCTTTCCTTTTACTTCTTTGTAAACGGGCAGAGGCACTTGATCAAACTTGAATAATTTTATCATGCTGTTGTATAGGTCTTATAATTACCATTGTACCCGTTGTATCTCACCACTCCTGTAGTAGATAGATCAGGTGCAGTCAATTCCATTTTTCCTGTAGCAATAATCTCAGCACCGCTACCCGTTTGGGTTACATAGTACCTCCAAAAGCCCACAGTCCCATTAGTGAAAGATGCTGCCAAGATATTGAACTCTGAAGATCTCTGCTTGAAGTCACTCACATCTGTAAGGGTTAAAGTCACTTCCTCCTTTGTCACTTCATTCTGAAATAGAAAGGTGTAGGAATTGCTGCTAGTTTCTCTTTTGTCAAATAGGGCTATGTAGATCACACTATTCACCCCCTTCTGAATTATCACCATACCTTTAAATACAAAAAGCCTTTAGAATGTACACAAAAAAAACACCCCCAAAATTGAGGGTGCTTTCACATCTAAACAACAAACCAAATATTTAGGTAATTGGAATGACTGCTGTCACTTTTGGACAGAGTTCTTTCTCATTACCTGTGAAGGTCAAAGTATATCCTGATCTATCACCGAAGGCAGTACCTGAAGCACTTCCTCCACCTGTTAAATCCAAACCATTACCTATTCCCAAAAACCAATTTTCTCCATTATTGTCTGTCGCAATTACAGCAAGTCTATTTTTTCCCAAAAGAACTATTTCATTTCGAGTGTTGACTTGCAATTTGTTAAGAATAATTTCGAGTGTTTGGGCATAGAAAATAGTACCATTCTGCACATTCGTATTGACAGCCTCAGCAAAGTTTGAAGATTCTTTCACAAGATCATACTTGTAGAATCTCTTGGTTGCATCCATAGTCAAGGTAGTTACTACTCCTGCTGCTATGGTTACTGTAGCCAAATCTTCATAAGGTGCAAAGTATACTGCTGTCAAACCACCTACACTGTCTTTGCAGTCTAGTGTGTAACTCTGAGTTAAGGCACAAGGCATATTTATATTTTATTTATAAAGTGAAGGGGAAGACGCCACCATCTTCCCCAATTTTTTTATTTAAGGAGCAACATACTTCTTCCAAAACACTACTTGGTCAGGGAATGCTACCTGAACACCCATTTTGAATTCTACTACGAATCTCATTTCATCTGCTTCCTTAGCATAGAATAACTCAAAGCGATCCTGCTCATTCAAAAGGTCAGTACCTAGGTACATATTTGACATTGACAAACCTACTAGGTAATCTGTGCCATTCAATCCGTTCACACCAATCAACTTCACATTTGTACCTGGGATGATCAACTCCATGTTCGCTGCATCTACAGGATAGTGGAATAGGTTAGCGTTTCTCAAAGCTAGTACATACTCTCTGAAAGTATCATTACCTGCAAAGATAACTACATCAGACTTGTCCAATAGTTCAGCAGGAAGGGCAGCAAATACCGCATCAACAGCAGCAATCACAGTAGAAGTAGTCAATGTAGTAACATTGGCAGAGTTTCCATTGATTGGATCACCTGCACCACCAAAACCTAGAGCATTGATGATAGTAGCAAAGCCATTGAACTTGTTAAGGTTAGCAGTACCTGAAGTAGTATCTCCCTGCCAAATAGCAGTTTCAAGGGCTGCGCCAATTCTCTCAACTTTCTGAGCAGAGTATTCTGCACCATAAGCCATGTAGTCATAGGTAGAACCTTCTCTCAAAGCCTTCTGAGTGTACTTAGCTTCAAATGCCTTAGGGCAAATTGATTCCTGAATTTTAATCTTTCCTACAGTGATGGTTCTCTGAGTGATAGTAGTAGTTCCGCTTGAGTTGAAACCACAAGTTCCACCTGCTTGGAATACTGCATCAGTAGTCATGATGTTAATAGTCTCAGCGGATTTCACACCCACCTGAACATTACCTAGTGCTTCGATCAAAGAAGCA